CTTCTTGGTGTTGATCAGGATACCCGCCGCCTTCCTCAAGCAGACGTAGGTCTCCATGACGTAGGAGAGGGCTTTGATCATCACCGTCTTCTCGTCCGAGGAGTTCGGCACCGAGATGAGGATGAATTTCGTGGAGTCGTCGGAGCTAATCATGGTTGTGGAGTTGTACTCTATCCCGAATGCCAGGAACATCGACTTTGTCAAGTGGTCGCTGTAGTCGTCGATGATGCAATGCATCCAACTTGAAGCGTGCTGGAAGTTTCCTTGTCCCATCCCAGAGTGAATTATCATCATCCCTGTGGCGGACGCGGACTCCTTCACCCTCTTGACGACCTCATCCTCCTCTACCCATTTGTCCTCCCACTCGTCCAACTTCTTCATCATCGTCCTGGGTACGTACACCATCTTCGTGGAGAACGAATTCAAGACCTCCATCATGTAGAACAAGAATTTCTCCGGGATCTTGTCGGCCATGGACTCCAGGGCAGTCACATACCACATCATAACCTGGTTCGGGGCCCACTTCGACGCGTCCGAGTCGATGCAACACGAGGCGGCGAACCTGTCTGTCCTGGTCCTTTGCCTCAGAGCCTCCTCCTTGTAGTTCATCACCGTGTTGGACTGAATCTCCTTCTTCTTGTGCTCCTTGGTGACCATCTCCTTCGGGTGGTACTCGCACAACTTCTCGAAGAAGGAGTTGAACAAACAGGTGAACATCCTGGTGTATATGTGCTGTATCAAGATCTCTCTTCCGGAGCCAATTTGAGGCTTTGCAAATGTAGAGAACATCGCCAACATGGTGTCCAAGTTGCTCAAGAGGGCCACGAGGTCGACCTCCTTCATCTCGTTGAAGACCTCCCACAACCCCTCGAAGACGGTCATCTTCTCGAGGTTCGTCGAAGCGGTCCCGAAGTCCCCAAATGAATCCGGGGCGGACTTGAGCGTCCTCGTCATCTTCAACACCTTCCCGATGGTAGTGGACAGCGCGAACGACACCGAGTCCGTCACCACTTCCTCGGACATGGGGCTGTCCATGAACAGTTTCACGGCAGATTTGATTAGACTGGGATCGAAAGTGCACATCTGAGGCTTATTCGAGTACAGGGTCTCGAAATCCTGGAACAACTTTCCCGTCTTCACGTTCTCCCGATACTTCTCCTCCACCAACAACATCTTGTCGGTGATCTCCTTCTGTCGATGGGACTCCATCCCGTGGTTGACATCGAACATGTTACAATAATAGATCTCACACATGGTCACCGAGAACGGGACCTTCATTGTTGGTGACATTAAACTTGGTATAAGACCATAGTCATCTGAGAAGTCATCCACTTCGGCGACGGCACTTAGCCATTCCACTTGCTTCTGCACGACCAAGGACTGTATAATTGACCTTATAGGTAGCTTAAAAATTTCGCCTTCTGCTCCTGTAGAAAGGTTGATCATCTGACCCTCTACATCGGACAATAGAGCAGTGGCTGAATGTAGAATGTACCTTGAAAGCTGACCTGCAG